AGCCGGTGCAAATACTCCCATACATGCGCCACTAGTAATACTAGGAGTATTAATAATTAGTCCAAAGGCAGCAGTAGCTTCAGAAGAAACTTGTAAGGCACAACCATTAGCTTGGTTCATTACATTAACAACACCGGCACTAACACCACTGGTGATAACATTGGTTTTCATCTTCCCTTTAAAAGTAAACGGGAAGTTAGGCTCCACCCTAGAATTCTCAAAGTTTCCAGTTTGAATTTCTTGAGCGTCAAACATTGCCCTAGCAATACTGCCATCTTCTCTTAAAGCAAGACTTCCTCTACCATTAACAGGGGATAATATTTTTAACCCATCGGTTCTGGTTGAAGTGGAATTATCAGTCGCACCTGTCCATGCATACCCCTCCCCCATATCGCCATCACAATAAGTCGATGCAAAAGCGACTTCCTCTACATCAGCAGGTAAAGGTTTAGCCTCAAATTGTACCCCATCAACATAAACAGTGTATGGACCAGCATTCCTAGATATTATATATAAATCCACACTAGTAGCACTAGAATCTGTAGTGAACGCTAACGTCATCCTCTGCCAGTCAGTAGTTATTGAATTATTTACCTGAAAGCCGCCTAGCCCTCCAGTGTTAACCCCATCTATTGTAGCTCCTACATCAGGATCAGCCCTTAAAAATACTTGCTCACCGCCTGCTGCCCCTTTTATATAGCATGAGAAAACATAGGAAGTGTCACCAGTAACGCTAATAGCTGAGTGTCTAATGCCTGATATGCCTACAGTAGTTATCATTTTTAATGAGGCACTACCAATCCATTTTTCAGTTGTATCTCTTGTATTTGTAGTAGTTCCTACATTAGTCCACCCGTCAGTTATATTTGCTTCAAATTTAGGGTTAACAATAAGGTTAGTAGTTTCATGGTCAAATACTAATGAGTAAGGATTTATAGATGGTGCCATTGGCTTTATTTGTGTAGTACCATTTACAGACAATTCATCAGTGTTTACATACAAAGTAGAATCTACAGTAACGTTATCTACATTTAAGGTGTTAGTACCTGTAGTGTAAGTGAAGTCAGCTTCACTGGTTAAATTAGTCCCATTACTAAAAGGTATATGGTTTACTAATAGACTGCTTGCATCAGTAGCGGTTATATCTATACTTGCCACGGTGAAATGTTCTGACGCATCAAAATTTAAGAGTTGATCGTGGTCTATATCTGTAGTCAGGTTGTGAGTATTTAATAAACTATTGTGGTCAATAGAGCCGACGTGTTGAGTAATTGAACTAGCTGCAATCCTGTCATCATGTATATCTTCAGCTCCCGTAACTGACCAATCTATGTGTTCTGCGGCCACGTAATCTGAAAGTGAATCGTGAAGTATTCCTGTAGGCTGATTAACAAAATTAACAATCTGAGACTCACTCATTGTCATACCCACAACTGGGGTACCGCTTGCACTTGGAGTAGTAGCTAATTCCCACTTACCGGGAGCATTACCATCAGCTAAAGTAGCAGCGGCTTTCCAGTTCATATACCCTAAACGTTCATAAGTTGTATCAGCTCTACCTACAGCAGTTATCTCAAAAGCGTGTTGATTATTAGTTAAGGCTGCGTGGCTTGAAGTATCTGAATTTGACCTAGCCCCAACTAATACCGGATATGTAGTGGTACTATGTTTATGAATTATAACTTGAGCATCGTGTGTTCCACCAATGTCGTTAAACCCTACTAATGAAGCATAAGAAGCACCGGCAACATTAATACCGCCCGCCTCAAGCCCCGGATCTCCAAACTCACCATAGCCATCCGAATGAATTGCGAAGAATTGTGTTGATGCACCATTGTCTGTTACTTCAAAAAGATTAGCTGCAATTGGTGTGGCGTTATCTTCAATTCGGAAACTATTGCGAGTGCCATCTAATACTATTTCACCGGCTGTAGATCCATCATAAGCACCTTGAAGATTAGTAACTCCTCCACCACCAGCCCCAATTTCATTCCACGCAGCATTAGTGTAAATGTACATGGAATCATTGGTATCATCTATTACCATTGGAGCTAAACCCGTTTTAGCAGTTGGTGTTCCAGTAGGTGCGCCAGTAGTAGTAGTCGGTATGTAAAAGAATCCGTCAGTAGCAGCGTCAGCTAATTGGCTAGCCCCAACTGATACGTTACCTTTGCCATCTATGCGGAAGCCTTCAACAATAGATTGTAATGTAGTACCACTAGTAGTGGCTCTTGATGTGTAGAAAGCTATGTCAGTAGCAGCAGCAGCTCCGGTAGACCTACCGGGTCTAATTAATAAATCGGTAGCGTGTACATCTGTTCCTACCCCGTCAGTAGTTCTAAAAGTTAATGACCCTGATGGGGAAGCATTATTAAGTCCTGTACCGACAACCATTTGAGAAATTGTTTTTGTATTTCCACCTACTACAAATGCAGTACTTGTGTTATTAGGTATGTCTGCATTTAAGGCAATAGAAAAACCTGAGTTAATCCCTATTGAAGAATTCTCCCCCAATACAATAGTATCAGCAGATCCAGTTGAAGCATTATCTCCTAAAACTACTGAGGTATTACCTGCAGCAGAAGATCCACTACCTATATAAAATGAATTTGTACCACCAGTAGCAGCTTTAATACCGGAGTCTTTACCTAACTTACCTGTAGCATCAGCAAATGTAACAATATTGTTAGCTACTGAAGATGCAGGCCCACTAAAGTCACCTCCACTAGATGAGGTATTTACTACATCTAATTGAGCTGTAAAGGGATTAAACTTAAATGGCATCTACGAATACTCCACTGTATCTAGGTCTGATTTAGTAGCATCCGTGTATGTTACAACAATAGTAAGTACCGTAGTACCGCCCGAACCTCCCGATTTAAATACATATGTTTCTACTGTAGAAGAAGTTTGTTGTATATCAATGTAATCAAAATCTACATTAGCTACTAAAGGCACTCCACTAACAATAGCTACATCTAGAGCTGATTTAGTGCTTCCTACATCAGTACGTGTAATCTTCTTATGCGCACTATTACTATTGGCACTATTATCATCTAAGGCTGAAATCTCTTGCTTATCGGCCACTAGTTAGACCTTTTCTTCTCTCTTTTTTCAGCATCTTGTACAGCTTTAGCCGCTTTAGCTTTCTTAGCTGCCTTAACTGCCGATTGAAACTTTTCAAACTGAGCAGGAGACATTTGTACCGAACGTCCACCTTTACTTACAGTAATCATACCTTCCCTAGGTGCATTACCTTGAGATTTAGCGGCTGGCTTACGTTGTGATTTCATAGTAGGCGATACACCTGCTTCTTCTTTCATACGTTTAGCTAATTTACCAAATTTACTCATATCTCTCCCCCTCCTTGAGTAGCAGGACTTTCTGGGAACTCCGTACCTTCTACAGCTTGCCCTAATGGTGAAGTATCTTCTGCACCTTCTAAGTTAGCTTGAGGTACTTGGCTAGCTTCACCCTCAATACCTGCAACGCTACCTTCACCTTCTAACGGCTGTTCTAATTCCGGTTCTGCAATCTTTAATTTATCTACATCAATCTCTAATGAACCAAACAATTCATCCATAAACTTCTGTACATCATACGTTTGTAAGAATTGTTCCGCTAATATCGGTACTCCAAATACAGTTTGTAACATGCCTTGAAGCTTACGGAAATCCTTCTGATTATTAACTTTATTTGTTAATCCAAACACTCTAAACTTACATCCATTAACTGTATCAGCAAATATTTGCTCTCGTGACTGTCTTAGTACTGCATCAGCTCTGTCATTACCAATAATCGCTTTTACATCCTCTGGGTCCATTAAATGAATGTGTTGAGCCATCGTTTTCCACGATTTAGCTAGTATTCTAGCAATTCCTTTTTGCTCAACGTTTTTAGCTAACCCATTAGTCATTGAAGTAAGCGTTTGTGACTGCTCAACTATCTCTGTAGCCTTAACAGCCCTAAAAGGTGTAACTCCACTTCGTAAATCACTTGTCATTGAGGCACTATTAAACTCTTGGGCTATTAAATTGAACATATTAAACGCTTCATTAGGTATGCTTGATGTATCTACCCTCTCTAACACTTTAGCTCCGGGAGGTGCAGCACTTCCTACTTGTAAAGTCATACCAGCGTGTATGCCTTCACTAATCTGACTAGTGTCATCTAGCCAATCAGTCCTAATCTGTTTAATACCGTGTACTCCCATTAGTCCACCATCTAATGTAAGGTTGAAAAACTCATTGGCAGCCCTATTGAGCATTGACGGAGCATCCATTAAAGCTTTATGCCACACGGAATTAGGAACACTAACTAAAGGAAATGTTACAAACGGAGATTGCCCATGCCAAAACGGATTAGGCGTAGGCTTACGCACTACAAACCTATCGTTAGCTATGGTACATACTACATTTTCATATACTAAATTACCTTCATTATCTAAAATGTTACCCCATACCTCAGTAAGCTTTACGGTATGTCGGTACGAATGATTGGTAATGTTTTGACCGGTCTCTCGTGACTTCTCAGCTAACTTTTCCGGCGTCTCTTCACTAAAGGAACGTGATAATTTCTCAACTGCTTCCTTATCATAAATAGCATCGTCGCCTTTACTCATTCTATCTAAGTCATAGAAGTCAATCCACGAGTCATGCATTTCATACAATCCCCGTCCTGTAGGATCAGGGTAATAATCTTCTTGCCTAACTAATTGTAGATCTAATTGCCACTGTTTATCCTCAACTTTAACTAACTGACGTTCAAACTTATTAGCTTTAAGCTGTGTCTTAACTTCAAATCTCTCTTTAGGTACTAACTTACCACCTACTTTAACAATACATAAGGCACCTAAAGCGGCCATCTTAATACCGCCATTAACTAAGTCATGAATACCCAATGTTTCTAATTGCCTATTAAGTAATTTCTCAATTTCCTTAGGTCTAATAGACATTAAGTCCGGCGTTAGCCCTTCTTCAGCTTCAGCAGTAAACCAATCACCTAGATCTAATAATCCTTGAGTAATAAATGAAGCAAGTTGTTCTACGGCCATATATTGCTTAGGCAAAAACTCCTTAGACTGACCTTCTTCTTTGTAAGACCAATCTTGATTAAGGTGGTACGTAGAATAGTTAAGCTTATTGAGCTCCATACGATCACGTTTAGCTTCATCAGCCTCACGTCGGTAATTACCTACCGTAGTTATAATCTGTGATTCACTTAAATCTAATTTCTTAGCCATATCTCGTATCTCGTTTCTTAGTAATACTGTATGCCGGTACTGGGATTGATTTCTTCATTCGATTTACCGTTTGTTTTACGCCACAACACAAATATTGAAGTGCATCGTGTGGATGTGAATATTGATCTTTAATGGGACGTACTTTATTAGGTTCTTTTTCAGCAGCTCGATCGTCAAACCTATATCCCCCTTCAAATCCCTTAATTAGTAACGGGCAATTATTGCCTACTATCTTTAATTTTGGCCCATGTGACCCTATACCTGTCAAGTAGTCTAATACACCGTGTTTACGCTCTTCCCAATTAACTGGTCCCGGTCTCATAACTATACCTTTTTCCCCCAAAACTCTTGCGTGTGTATTCATATCTTTATCACTCACAACACTTCTAACAAAATGTCCTGAAGGATCTCCGTAATCTAGAAAGTCTTCCTTTTGATCGTGCCATTCAGGATAGCGCATAGCCATATCAGTTAATACCATATCACGTAATTCCGCAGTGTTCTTGTTAATAGTTATGTACTCTCTTAAGATATAAAGTACCCCTTCTTGATACTGCCCTATTACACACGCACCAGCTAATCCAAAATCCCATCCTCTAATGATTGGTAATCCTATTTTAGGTTCAACGTTTTCACTAACTACATGTAATTCTTTATTAAACTCTGGAAACACTGGATAACCTGCAAATGTATCCCATGATAGTTCGTATTCTCTTAGGTACTGCATTAAAGGCATAGAATCCTTAATAGATTCTTTATATTCAGGCGAACGTTTCTGTGGATCTGCTGTATAATGTAGACGCATAACAAGGAATTTATTCTTTTTATTGCGCCATATCTGTACACCAGTCATCGGCTCTTTAATATCCGGGGCATATTCAGCTACAGTAATATCTCCCCTAGCACTTAAAGCGTCGTAACATAAGCGTTTAAAGAATCCCGGTGCGGGAGAACTAACTAATGTCATACGTCCACCACCGTCAATAGTGGGAAAAGAAGCGGCGTAAAACTCTTCAGCTTGTTCCCAGAACGCACTTTCATCCCCGAATATACCGGAGAACGTAAACTGACGTAGCTGATCGGCACCTTGGGGGAATCCCATTATTTTAGAATTAATATCAGGGAATTCTAATAAGCAAAACTTGCTACGGTACTTAGGTATTAAGTCAGGATGTATCTTATCTTCTGGTATATGATCTACTATATGTTTAGCCCTTAGTACTAACTCGTTAGCATCGTCTTCTTTTTTAGATACAAACGCTTGCATCCGTCCTTGATTAAATATTGTGTCCCACACATACAGACCTATTATTTCCCATGACATTGTCATACGGCGGCTTTTAGGAGTAGCTATAAGGTCATTGAGCATCCATGCGTGACATACCATTTTAGCATACTCCCTCTTAGGGAATAACTTAATAGGGTTTCTTCTATCTACTTGATCTATCGTATATACGCACTCGGTTAGGAATGCCCACGGATCATTTTTATACTTTATGTAATTAGCTGCCGCCTCTTTCTCATTTATTTTTGGCATCTTTAATCTGACCTGACCTATGCTCTGTAACTAAGTTACTCTCTGCTGGCTTAACTACATTCTTTAAATCTAGCTCTTTAGCACTAATTACCGTCTTAGGCTTCTTCATCTTTTTCTTCGCCACGCTGACCTACTTTCAATCCCCCACTAAGGGCTTTTATTTCCTCATTCACACCTTCTAATTGGTCTGAAGGAGTTACATCTTTTACATAATCCATTAAGTTAGTAAGGCTCAAACCACCTGAATGTTGTATCTCTTGAGAAGGCTTACCTAATCCTCTATCTAAGATCTTCTCTGCTGCTGTAATACGAGTGGAAGCTTTTTCTGTTTCACTCATCATAGTCTTACGTAGTATCTCTTGAGCATCGGGAATCATGGATTT